GAGCAAGCACAGATATTAAGAAAATACGTTAAAGATTTAAAAGTTTGGATACACAAAGAAGAAGGAGGTTGGGATGAATGAATTGCCTTGGGGAGTAATTATTATTTTAGGTTCAGGTTTAATAGGAACTATTTGGGGAATTTATTATATTTTAAAATTAGCATATCTGGAAATGAAAGAATAAAAACCACCCTTTTAGGGGTGGTTTAAGAATTAAAAAATAAACTTATTTGGTTTATTTTCTTTTTTAGTATTGTCTTCAATATTATCAATTTTTACGTGAAGATTATCAAAATGCTCATCAATATGTTTTGCTAATTTGATGAGATGGATGTGATCGGTATGATCCAATTCCAAATTTTCAATTGCTCTTTTGCGATCAACCTCAGATTGACGATTAGAAGCCATTAAAAGAACTGGTCCAGTATATGCTGCTTGGAAAGAAAGCAGAATATTTAAAAACATAAATGGAAATGGATCTGGTTTTTTCGGAGAGCACGTATTTAAGATAATCCAGAATACTATAAAACTTGATTGGATTATAATAAATTTCCAAGATCCTACTATACTGGATACTTGATCAGCAAGTTTTTGTCCCAACGTCAAAGTCTCATGAGAAGACTTTTTGGTTGACATTTTTTTGAAGTGCAGTGGTTATTGCTATTTATTTAAAACATATTGATTATAGGATTAAACCAAATTGGAATCATTTGAAAATTCTTCCCCATCCAGTATTATCTCTTCCATTTTCTAACCAACGATACTTAAGAACTTCTTTTCTATAAACAACATTCTTACCATTCCCTACAGGTCCAGTATAAGCATCATTCAGAGACCCAAATGGGTCATTTACATAATAATCCCCTTTAGCAGTCTTACCTCTAACTACAACCATGTGCCCACCAGTAGGAGCAGACAAAGAACCCCTGTGTAGGATACCAATAACAACAGGTTTCCCAGCGGATAAACTCTTATCAAGATCATCAAAACCCAAAGAGTAATCAAATTCAGACTTAACCCCATAAGATGCAAGAACTTGGGTTTGAACTGAATGATCCGTTGTATCACCAATTGCGAATACTTTTTGAATATAAGCATCATCTCCCTTAGGTCCATGTAATGTTCCTGGTTTAATAAACTCTAAGCACATTGCACAGGAGGAACTATTACAAGATCTAAAAGCATCACGGTAATTATCTACCTGATTATAATAAGGAACATTTAGGTTCAGTTCTTTTGGTGCTGGTGGTTTTTCTCTGTATTTTACAACCCATGCAGCAGCATCAGAAAGTAATTCTGCTGGAATTACTTTTTCTAGTTGATCAATTGCTTTTGTATGATTGGAATTCTTTTCACTGAAGTATTGAAAGAACTTATGAAGTTCAACTGCTTCTCCAGTATCCTTTCCACGATAAGAAACTACCCATTCTGAACTTGGAGTTAACAGACTTGGAATTGCCTTTGAAAGAATACCTACGGCAGCAACATGATTTGCATTATGCTCGTCATAATACTTGAAAAAATTATTAAGATTAAAAGTCATCTTTATTCTCTATATTGTAATCCTATTTTATTTATTATTTGATGTGAAATAATCTTTTCGGTAATATCTTGAAAGTATGTTTGAATTATAATACTTCGGGCATCCATCTTCAAGTGCTTCTGTCAATACATTATTAAAAAACAATTGCCTTGTTTCTTCATAATTAGTTTTACCTAATGTTTTATGAAGAGAAAGAATACTTCGTTGAAACTTATCCTTTCCCAATTTCGTAATATCTTCTTTAAGTTCAGGACAAGAACCATAATATTTCTTCCAATCAGATTCTTGTTTGACTTTTCTTTTCTTTCCCTTTGGTGTTCTAAACGACCAGAAGTATTTTCTTCCTAGATATTTTCTATTATTTTCTTTACATTCTATCAAATAAACAAATCCAAAATATTCTCCAATATCTTCTGTCTCAAAAATCTTTCCTTGATATAACCAAGGATTATCATAACTCATTCGGGTCTCTAATATTCTTCAAGTTATATAGATACAACTTATCTTCAACCCTAACAGAGTGATTATAGTCATAAAAAAAGCACCTGTCAAGAGGTGCTTAATGAATTGTAATATTATATTAATCTTCGTCTTTTGATCTATATCTACCAACTTCGGGCATTGGTAATGGTCTCTTGCCACCTCTAGTTGCTACACTTCTTCTTGCCGTATTTATATTATCAAATCTGTCAAGGTTTTTCATTGCTTTTTTTCTTTCAGGAGAACCCATAGGTGTGTTCAATGTTGCAAAATGTTCTTCATCACTTCCAAGAAGTTCTGTTTCTTTTCTCTTCATTTTAGCAATAGGAAGAGATCCTTTTTCTTCCATAATACTTTCAAACCAACCCTCACTCATATTGTTGATAATGGCATTTGCATCTTCAATTGTATTAGCAAAATTATTTTCAAGAAGATATGATGCTACAAACTCATATGCTTCATATGCTTCATTGAGTTTGTGGTCTGTTGCTGCTGCGTTTTGGAACTTTTTATTTCCATACTTTTTGCGTCCAATTGAAGCAGCAACGGCAGCTGGATTTCTAACTCCACCTTTAGCAGCAATGGATGCTTCTAACTTTTTAAATCCTATATACTTTTCATCAACTGCTTCAACTTCTTTTTTATTATATGATTTATTCTTTACTTTTTTAATTGCTTCTTCTCTGGACATACCAGAAGCAACCATTCTCGCAATCATATTATCCGCAAAGTCATTGTCACCATCACCATCTTTGTCTCTGGATGGTTCGTACTCCTTTTTCTCGTAGATTGATTGATATGCCCCTGCAATATCTTTAAGAGTTTTGACAGTGTTCCAAGTTTCCATATGACTGAAAAATACTTTTTCTTATTATTATTTAGGTATTTATTTATTGTAATAATAAAAAGGTCTTTCTATAACTAGAAAGACCCTCAATATTATCAAATAGATTCAAGATATGACTTCCAAGTTTGATAAGAATTCATAGTTGAAGTATCTTCATTTAAATCTTCTTCAATATCAACAGACTCTTGAATTTCTTTAACATTATTTTCTTTCATATAAGTCTTCCATTGTTCGTATGGAGTCATTTCAATTTCTTCTTTTAATTCATTTTTTGCTTTTGAAGTTCCAGAGAAATTGATAAAGAGTTTATCTCTAAGATCAAAATCTTCTTTGGTTTCTTGGTAGGAATGTGACATAATTTCTCCTTTGACTTTTCCTTCTTCTATATTTAGATAAGAAGATACTTCTTCGCCCATATTCTTTCTTGCTTTTTGTCTTCTGCGTTGTGTTTGCTTTATGGTTGATGATGGATTATCACTAGATCTTCCACCTTTTGTTGCCTGATAGGAACGAAGTTGGGTTTCCCCAGACACATTTGGTTTTGCCAAATGAGTTTTAATTTTTGTAGAAGTTGGTTGATTTTTCTTTTCTCCCTCAAATGCTTTATGAACCTTTGCGGCATCATCATACATATGGATCTTCTTGGCACCACTTTGCTTTGCGACTCCTTTTGCCACATCTACTTTTTTCTTTCCAATATCACTGCCCTTCATTCCACCAGTATAATGAATTTTATTTAAAGGAACATCAACACCGTGTTTCTTCAAATGACCTTGAAACTCTGATGGATTATCAAACTTTGAACGAGCAGTAATGATATGAACGTTTTGACCTCTTGCTTGTTTTCTCTTAACGTCTTTAATTACTTTTTTGTTTGCACTTGAAGTTTCTCCAAACTTTTTAGCACTTTTAAATTCACTAAAATCATAAGAATGACCTTTATCAAGTTTATGGGTATTGAACTCTTGATTACTTAAACTCTTAACTCTTTTGCCGGATGCATCATTTACGTGAACTTTCACGTTTGTTTTTCCTTTCTTACCGTGCCCGACCAAAGTTTCATCTACATCATATGCATGAACTGTTCTTTTTGGTCTGGTTCCTCTTGCCTTTTCTTCAATATATTCTTCCAGAATAACTTCTACAAATTCATCACTCATACTCTCAAACATATTTTCCGCATTCTCATAATCTTCTGCGAATTCTAAATCAATTAAAGTTTCAATTATATAATCATACGCATCATCAACTGAAAGTTCTTCTTTCATTGCTTGCTTTCTTTTCCAAGCATAATAAATTTGTTCTCCTTTTTTTGACCCATATTGCTTCATCATTGATGTCTTTGCGGAAGCAGTTTTCTTTCCAAGTGCCTCTTCCTTTCTTTTTTCCGCAGAAGTCATGTGTCTTTCGTCAAGTTCAAATTCTTCTTTCTTCAATCTCTTCACAAAAGAAGGAAGTTCAGGTGATACTTTCTTTGCTCTTTTTTGTTGCCTTTGTTTTAGAACTTCATCAGCTTTTTTTTGAAACTCTGATTGATTGGCAATATCAGGATGTTCTGCGGCAGCGCCTTCACAAACTTCCATATATGCTTCTTGTAAATTTTGTAAATCCTGTGAGTTCATTTTACAAATACTTTTTAGTTATTTATAAAAAAAGAGGGGATAAACCCCTCTTGCATCACAACTGAAATCCAGAGAATGTATCGTTTTTGATATCTTGTTTGATTCCTCCTACTATATACGAAGAAATTTCTACTTCTTGTGGTGCCATTTGAACTGATTTACTATTCAACCAATGATCAGTCCAAGGAAGTGGATTGTTCTTTGCCGGAATATCATATTCTGGTTTAAGACCAATTGCCTTCATACGACGATTGGCAATCCATTCAACATAGTTCCAAAGTAGTTTATCATTCAAACCAATCATAGAACCATCTCTAAAAAGATACTTTGCCCATCTTTTTTCTTCATTTACGCAAATCTTAAAAGCATTTCTTACCCATCCTTCTTCTTCATTAGCAATTTGTTGCATTTCAGGATCATCTCCTTCACGCCACTTATTGAGGATGTTTTGAGTAATGACAAGGTGCTGATTTTCGTCTCTTGCGATGAGAGAGATAATCTTAGCGGATCCTTCCATAAGTTTGAGTTCACCAAACGCAAACGAGCAAGCGAACGAGACATAAAACCTGATACCTTCGAGAATGTTGACATTTGCGACCGCACGATAAAGTTTTCTTTTAAGTTCCAATCTTTCCTCTCTTGCAGCACCGGCACCTTCTTGTGCATGAACCCAAAGATTTGAGGATCCATATTGTTGTGCTGAATTGATAAAATCATCATAAGTTCCAGTAACTGAAGATGCTCTCTCCAAAATTTCATCATTATTCAAAATAGTATCAAAGACTTCTGATGGATCAGGATAGATATTTTTAATAATGTAAGTATAAGATCTGGAATGAATCATTTCCATAAATCCCCACACAGTCATACAAGCTTCTAGTTCAGGAAGAGAACAGTATGGAATAAATGCCATACCCGGAGCACGACCCTGAACACTATCAAGCATAATTTGATACTTCAAGTTTGAAGTATACATATGCTTTTGTTCAGGTCGCAGTGTCAGATAGTCAGAACGATCTTTCTGAAGAGAAATTTCTTCTGGTCTCCAGAAGAAACCAAGTTGCTGCTGTGTGAGTTTATCAAAGACAGGATACTTATAAGAATCGTATCTTTGAATTCCTTGTGGTGCTCCAAAAAACATCGGTTGTTTTTTGAAATCTACTTGTTGGGTATTAAGAACAGTCATACCTGTTATTGCTTTGGTTTCTTCCATAATCAAATTTTGCAACTCTCACAGTCATCTTCATTAGAGTTTAGTATGTCCTGCACTAAACTGTCAAGGTTAAATTTCTCTTCTTTGATTTCATCTGATTTACCATCGTAAGTGTTTTGGTAATATGCGGTTTTGTGTCCATACTTAAAACAGGTAAGCATATCTTGTGCCATTACGCTAACAGGAACTTCATTATCGGGATAATTCTCCGGATTATAAGACCAGTTTCCAGAAATCGCTTGATCAAAGAATTTTTGCATAACTGCAACAATATTAATATAACCACGATTGCTAGGCATATCCCAAAGAAGCGTATAATTGTTTTTAAGACTTTGAAACTGTGGAACAATTTGCTTGAGAGGACCTTTTTTAGACTGTTTGACGGACAAATAACCTCTAGGGGGTTCAATTCCATTAGTTGCATTAGAGACGACTGAACTGCTCTCGGAGGGCATCTGTGCTGATAGTGTAGAGTGTCTAAGACCATACAGTTTTATATCTTCTCTAAGTGTTTCCCAATCGTGTTGAAGAGTTGGATTTGACAGTTCATCAACATCCTTTTTGTATGTATCAATTGGAAGAATTCCTTGGGAATACTTTGTGCGATTGAAATATTCACAAGCACCTTTTTCTTTGGCAATCTGATTAGAAGATTTGAGTAAGAAATATTGGAATGATTCAGAAAGACTATGAACTGCATCCCATGCTTCTTGAGAATCATAATCAAAACCAAGTTTAGCAAGATAATGTGCCAAACCAATAAATCCAACACCAAGAGATCTACGTGCCTTTGTTGATTTTTCGGCAGCAACTATTGGATATTGCTGATAATCAATGAGTTCTTCCAACCCACGAACAGCCAAATCACAAAGTTCTTCAAATTCACTATCATCCTTAACTTTACCAACATTGATTGCAGAAAGAATACAGAGAGCAATCTCTCCATCTGGATCATCAATATGTTGAAGAGGTTTAGTTGGAAGTGTGATTTCCTGGCAGAGGTTTGACATTGAAACCTTATCAAGAAAAGAACTGTGAGAATTACAATGGTCAATATTCATAATATAAATACGACCTGTTTCTGCACGTTCTTTTAGAAGGTCCAGAAAGAGTTCTTGAGCACCGATAGTTTTTCTTGGAATAGATTCATTTCGTTCATAACCCACATAAAGGTCGTCAAATCCATCAGTGCCAAAAGCATCATAAAGACCAGGAACATCGTGGGGAGAGAAGAGTGTAATTTCTTCGTTGCGGATAAATCGTTCATAAAAGAGTTTGCTAATTTGAATGGAATAGTCTAACTTACGAACACGATTATCTTCAGTTCCCTTATTATTTTTCAGAACAATAATGTCTTCTATTTCTTGGTGCCAAATTGGAAAGTGAACAGTTGCTGAACCACCTCTGATACCGTTTTGAGTGCAACTTCTGACAGTTGATTCAAATTTTTTGAGGAAGGGCACCACACCTGTGTGTTGTACTTCTCCACCTCTGATTTTAGAATTGATACCACGAATTCTGCCCGCATTGATGCCGATGCCAGCCCTTTGAGCAACGTACTTGTAAATAGCCAAATCAGAGTGACCGATGCTATCGAGGGTATCATCAGAATCAACAAGAACACAACTTGCAAATTGTCGTAGAGGAGTTCTAACTCCTGCCATAATTGGTGTTGGGATGTTGATTTTGTGTTTTGATGTTGCGTCATAGTACCTTTTTACATATGAAATACGAGTTTCTTTTGGATATTGAGCAAAGATTGTGGCAGCAATCATCATATACATGAACTGTGGAGTTTCATATACCTTTCCGGTGCTTCTATCTTGAACAAGATACTTATCAACAATTTGACGAAGACCAGCATAAGTGAAGAGATAATCCCGTTTATGTTTGATATAATCACCAAGACGATTTAGTTCTTCTTCTGTATAATATGATAAGATTTCCTTATCATAAACACTTGCATCTACGCATTTATTAATATGTTCAAAGAATGTAGGATGGTCTTTAATCTTTCCATACAGTGATTTACGAATAGAAAATAAAAGAAGTCTTGCTGCTACAAATTGATAATTTGGATTTTCCAAATCAATCAAATCTGCAGCAGATTTAATCAAAATTTCTTGAACTTCTCCCGTTGAAATCCCATCATAAAATTGAATTCCGGAAGTCATCTCAACTTGAGATGCAGAAACCCCTGAAAGGTCTTTACAAGACTCTTCAACCATCAAATGAAGTTTGTTGAGGTCTAAACTCTCAATAGACCCATCTCTCTTAACTACGTTTATGCCGTTACTCATGCTACTTTTTTCCAGTTGGTAAATTTAAGTTTTGCTTCTAATCCTTGGTAAGTATTTAATTTTAGCATAGATTCCACGTCTTGTCCAGATAATACAATATCATTAATGTCTTTTTCCTTTAAATCTTTTGGCCAAATTACCACAGGAAATTTCATCTCAATGCTTTTTTCTAATCGTGCAACCATCTCTTTATTTCTTTTTTCATTATCATAGACCATAACAAAATTGGTTTCAAAATTTGCTATGAAAAACATTTTATCAATATCCGCACCAACCATCGCAATTGAATTTTCAATAAACATACTATCAAATGGTCCTTCTACAACATAAACAGTTTTGTTCCAATCAATTCTGTTTAATCCATAAATTTTTGGTTGATCTTCATCTAGAATAATTGTGATGTATTTTACTTTTGGTTTCTTACTTAAACTACGACCCTGAAATCCAAATATTTCTCCATTGTTGATAAGTGGAATTATAATTCTAGGTTCATCGTATTTTGTAGATTCAAAAGTTTCTTTTTGTTCATTCGTCCATTGTTTGAACTTTTCACAATAAAATAATTGACTCAAAAAATCTTGAGGAATTTTTCTGTTTTCTAAATAAATTCTTGCCGAATGTTCTTTATTTAGTTCTGCAATGGATGGCAAATCAAATGCTTTTTTTGTGAATTTTGGTTTCTCAAAGGTGAATTTTGGCTCTGGTGTATTAGATCCCTTTCCAGTAGAACCATTCTTATATCTTTCCATAATATATTGATCATAAAGAGTGGAATCAATATCTTTTAGAAAATTAGTAAAAGATTTAGATACTCCACAATTATGGCACTTGTAATTATGATCGTTCTTATAACCGTAAATATATCCTCTTGTCTTATTCTTATTCTTTTGTGAATCCCCACAATATACACATCTAAAATTATACAGTCCAGTTTTGACTTGTTTGAATTTTTCCAGTCTTGAAGAAACTAGGCCAATGTATTTTTGATCAATAAAATTCATTCACAAAAAGTCCAGGACCTATATGCTAGCATTATTTTTGAATTGAGTCAAACTTTGATTTTGATTAATGTTATTTGGTTGCATTCCAGAAGGAACCCACATTCCAGAAGCAAGGGTAGAAAATGCTGTTGCAAGTACTACAAGAACTGCACCACAACCAACTGTCATCCATTTTATTTGTGATATATGTTCTACTTTTTCTTCTAATTTTTCTATTCTTTCTCCTATCTCTTCACTGATTATTTCGTGTTGTATTTTTGATGATATTTTCATATCTTCTATCATTTTTACAATTATATCATCAGTTCTAATTGATTGCTCAATTCTTTCATTGTGAATTGTGAGCATTTTGCTAATTCCTTGATTAGTCTCACTAATTTTTTGAATTGCTATGTCAATCCTACTTACCATCTGCTCATATACAGATAATCTTTCTTCTAGAACAGCTATCTTTGTATCAGAGGTAACGTTTTGATTGAACATTTTTCTATTGCGGTGGGTTTCGTCTTTCTATTTGATCTAAATTTTTAAAAAATGGATTGCGATTTTTTCTTTTTGGTTCAGTTTTTCTATTCTTAAAGACCGGAGGATTATCTGGTGGCAATCCTGCAATTTTTCCACTTGATGCATTATTCGCAATTGATGAGGTAACCATTCCTCCATCTTCACGAAGATTACGAATAATATTAATTAACTTTAAAAGAGTTTCTTCTTTCATTAGATTGATTTTAAAATTTTAAGACATTCAATATCAATTGGTATATCGTGTATAGATGTCTTTGGATACTCTGGAAGTCGCCCAAGATATAAAACAAAAGTCTTTAATATACTCCACAATTCTTTATTTAATTTGTAAAACAACAAAGGTGTTGCTGCTTCGCCAAATACATTATAAAGAACCATAAAATGATTAATAATTAGATGAATATTCAATTCACCTGTATTTTTGTATTTGTTTAGAAGTCGTTTAATCCACTTAAACCGTTTCATATCTTCAAAAAAATCCTCTTGCGTCATTGCTTGAGGATTTTCATAGTGTTTGATAGCAAAGATTATATAATTTTCTTCGTTCAATTCATCAAATTTCATTTATTTTTTATCTAACAGTTAATGTAGTAGTTCCAAGTCCAACTGAACCAGTGGTTCCTGCGCCACCAACATTACGAAGAAGAACATCTCCAAATTGTGATGTAAACGAACTAATTACACCAACACCATTTGAACCATCGGTAATTACACCAACAAATCCACTTGGAATATCAATAAACAATTTAGTAGCATTGGTTCTTGTGCTGAATGTAACAACAGTTCCAATACCAATCACAGATCCAACTGTAGATGCGGTTCCAATTGTAACAAAGGTATCACCAACAGCAACTACTGATCTTGTCGTGATTGCAGTTCCCACAGTAATTGAACTTCCTGCCGAAACGCCAGTCAAACTAGCAACATAAATTATGGTAGAACCAGCAGCAACTGTGGCATTAATGGTAGTACTTAAGAAATTGACATTTGCAGTAAGAACTGAACTTGGTGAAGTGAATGCAAATGCTACTCTATTTGTAATCTGACCATTAAATCCAGTGTATACATTTGGTGATCCATGATTTGCAGCAGGTCCTGCCCAAGCATATTGAGTGCCAGTGTTTGATACTGCAGTTCCAACAATTGCTGTTGATTCGTTAGCATTATTTGCATCAAAAGTACGAATTCTAACTGTTGCACCAGCACCAGCAAAAACAAGTTCATTGAATACCACATGAACGTATCCAGTAGTATTTGTAGCAATACCAGTAGTTCCACCACCACCAACAGAAATTGGTGATGCTTGATTTGGATCTTCAAAGAACACTGCAACTGGACCAGCAGTTCCAATACCAATAGTTCCGCCAATATTAGTACTATTAATTCCAACAACAGGAACTAAAACTTCATCAAAGTAACGAGTGGAAATTCCTGAATTCTCTTTAGTTTTGTATCTTCTTTGAATCCAACCACGAACATCTGTAAAAGTATTCCAAGGACTCGTGTTGCGATCTGTTTCTTTTTGAAATTTTGGAATAGCGTAATTGTTTGCCGCAGTTTCCGATGTTGTTGAAATGCCCCAGAGTGCCATTCTCTTTTCCGTAAGTTTCCTATTTTTATTTATAAAAAAATGGAGACCTCCAAATTAAGTCTCCATTTGGTAATTTATTTAATTTATATTCAAGGTGTTAAATCTTTTGCACCTTTTGATTTTAGTTGTCCTTGGACTTGTAAAAGAATAAGTGAAAGAAGACCGTTTGCTTTGATTTTTGGGTTTGCGCCAAGTGCTTCTGAAACTGCAAAAAGTACAGTTGCGATGAGTGCTTGATTAGCAAATGCCCATGCGATAAGTGCTGACATAATAACCTCTATAATAGTTTCCTATCTTATTTATTACTTTATAAGTTTTAATCAAACCCCACCATATGCAAATATCCAAACACCACCAACAGCAGTTGAAGTTGAAAATAGTTCAATCATCATACTTGCCTGAGCGGCTCCACCACCTCCAAGTTGATAAACATTACTACCATTACTACATTGACTTGCAGTTACTCCAGTAAATGTAAAAGTATTTGCAGCAGCATGAGGAGTAATAAAAATTCTAATTCCTCTATTTGCTGTAAAATTAGTTAGTGTAACTGTTCTATTTCCATTAGCACTTGGTTGCCAGAATATTACATCAGGACCAGTAAAATCTACTGTAAGTGTGCTTGCCTGTGTAGTAGAAGTAGAGATAAAATAAGATGGTATTGCATTAACTGTAACTTGCCCTGTGGAATTGGAAATAGTAACACCAGTGCCAGCAACAATAGAAGTTACAATACCAGTTAGATTTGTTCCAGAACCACTATAAGAAGTTGCAGTAACTACACCAGAGAATGTTCCACCATCACTACTTACAAGTTTAGTAGTAGTTACAACTCCAACACTCATTCCAAGTGATGAAGTATTTCCAAAACCTAATACTGAATTTAGGTTTTGTGTTCCAGTAATCGTAACAATACCAATTCCATTCGCAGGTGCGATTGAAACTCCACTTCCAGCAATAATTTGATTAACAATCGTTGGTTTGTTTAGAATAGAAGCAACACCAACTGTTGAAGTCCAATCACTATTGACTTGAGCAGTTCCATTAATCGTAACTCGTCCTGTTGAACCTGATACTGTAATTCCACCAGTACCAGCAATAATAGAAGTCACAATACCAGTTAGATTTACACCATTACCAATATAAGAAGTTGCGGATACAACTCCAACATTAATTCCAAGTGCCGAAGTATTTCCGTTAGTTAATACAGAATCTAAATTCTGTGTTCCAGTTGCATTAATCGTGACTGTTCCAATTCCATTAGAAGGAGATAGTGATACACCAGTTCCTCCAATAATTTTATTAACAAAATCGGGTCTATTTACAATTGCAGTAATACCAGTCGTTGCAGTCCAATCGGAATTGAGTTGAGTTCTTGGTCCAGGAATTTGATCGTAATGAGATCCATTATGAATTAACAAATCTCCATCTTGAAGTGATAGATTACCACTACCAAAATTAGTTGTACCAACTCCAACTACTGTATATTCCCATCCTGCTTGTCCTGTTGCATCTGTAATTGGAGGAGTATTGGTAACAACATTATATGTTCCTTTGTATATAACAGCACCAACAATAGTAGGAGGTGTCTCCCAAGACATTACATAATTGCCAGCAACATTAGTAACCTTCAGGAACTTATCAGCAGTTCCTGCGGTTTGTGATGGGAAGTATGTTAATCTTGAATTATCATAAAAAGTAATACCAGTGGTACTACCTGTACCAGCAAAGGATAAACCATTACTATTGATACTTGCCGATAATGTTCTTTGTGCAGCACCAACTGGACTGGTATAGAAGTTTATGATAGAACCAATAGAACTAGTGCTAAATGCTTCTCTTGCGGCAAATTCAATACTTAAAGGCGAACCACCTGTATTAGTTGTGAGATAGTTAGTTGTACTATATCCAATAGCACTCAATCTAAACAGCACATCTCCTGCTTGTGTATTGGTGGGTGTTGATGCTGTTCCTCTTGCACCACGACCTGTGATACTAGCAGAACCAGTTTGATAACTAGTACCAAATCCATCTAATGTAATTTTGCCCGCAAGATTATCATTTCCAGTAATATGTAACATATTACCAGCACCACTAACAACTTGATATGCTCCATTGCTACTACCTACAATATTAAGAGCACCAGGACTTTGTATAGGAATATTTGGTGTATCAATTTGAACTAAACCACTTCTTGTGACACTAAAAGTAGTAGAACCAGCAGATGTTTGAACTCTAATTGCACGATTGAATACAACATCTGCAGTTGCACCAAGAGAACCAAAATAAACATCACGAGTATTATCTTTAATCCGTATATCATTATCTCTAAAAATCCATTCACCAACTTCTAAACCTGCACCACCTTTGATATAGAAATTGCCATCCTTTGCTCCAAGTGCTTGGTCGTTTCCTAATGTTTCGTCTTGAACGTAAATCGTACCAGTTCCAAACCAGATTTCTTTAAATCTTCTTGCGGGAGAACCTAACGACCAAACATTCGTTACATATGGAAGAATATCCGAGTGAGTAACAACATTACCACCAGCACCAGCATTTAAGGTAATATCAGTAAAATCTTGAGTTGCAACTGATAAACCAGGATTTACAACTGCACGAGCAAAGTTAATGATTGTTCCATAAGGTATAGGAGATACACCTGCACCTACGGGGAAAGTCTTATCAGTAATAATAACATTATTATATGAACCAGTACCAATACCAATAATTGCACTTCCAACTGAAATACCTGCACCAGCAATCACATCACCGATTTGAAGTGTGGGTGATGGAACTGCTTGGAGTTGATATACTGCATATGGAACACCAGTAATACCATAGGTTAATCCATAACTACCAATACCAAGATTAGCATATGGACCATATTCAAGAACTGAATTTAAATTTGCTCTTGTGATATTAGCAACAATTGATGATACACCACTAATCACAGAACCAACTGGAAGATTTACAAATGAAACTCCAATACCATTCGTGGTGGTATTTCCACGGTCGGTGACTGTATCCAGAGTTTCATTAATTAAAAGTCCTCCAATAGATGTTGAAAATCCTGCAGTATTTGTAGATGAATTCCATCTTAAAAATGCTCCATCATAAGCAGCAGAATTGGTTGCAACACCTACAACATCATCCAAATATCTTAATTTAGTTTCTCCACCACCACCGATTGTGGAGAGTTGTTGTTGAATGCGATTGAGGAAAAGTTTATAATGCTTCTCTAAATCCTCAAGTGTTGCGAACTTTTGGTCTAATGGAGTTAGTGGGTCTTGCTGAACTTTAACATTTGAAGGTTCGGCAAGAAGACCTAATGTTTTTTCTATCAGGGTTGGATATTTTGGTTCTTTCAGTTCTTCTTGAAGTTCTTCTACTACTTCAAAAATTTCTTCAATTTCTTCTTCAATATTTGGTTCCATCTCTTTGGAAGACAGTAAGTCCTCAAATACTTTGAGTGCTTTATATCCTTTTTTATTTTTTATTTTACTTTTCGTTTTGAGGACAGAAACTTCCTCAAAAATAGAATCTAATTCCAAGTCACCGACTAAAGATTCATATTCTTCTTTTTTTCGTTTCTTTTCTTCTGCTACTAATTTAAAAAGTTCTGACAGTTCATTCATACTAACACTTCCAACGTCTTCTTGCTGCTAATCCTCTTTCTCCGTGCCAACTTCTACTACGGGAGCAGAAATTTTTGCGACGTTTTGCCGCCTTACTTCCTGGTTTTACCTTACCGGTAACTGGTGCTTGAAGATTTGAACCAGTAGCACGATTGTATTTATCTCTACCTTTTTGGGTAAGTCCTCCACCCCTTTTTACTGAAAGTTTTTCACCTCTTCCAACAGATAATACGGGTCCTTCTTCTTCTAGTTTAATTTTTTTTTTCTTTTTCTTTTTCTTTGGTTCAGCATCTTTATTGAGTTCTTTTATTTTTTGAAGAACTCTGGAAGTTCTTTGTGCTCTATCATCATCAGCAGGACCAGCAGTAAATCTCTCACGAGAATGCTGACGGAAAGTTTCATTTTCGTCGTCATATGCTTCTTTGATTGATTCGGTTTCGCCCATCATATAATCCGCAACAGTATCAATATGGTCTGCTGCTTTTGTGATTTTGGATTGAACCCACGCAGGCAATTGTTGATTATTTGATTTTATTTTTTTACGAAGTGATTTAACTGCCCTTTCCATCGTAGAAAGTTCATTACGAGCCATTCCTCCTTCCTCATCTCTATATGCCTCACCAATCATTGGGTCATAAGATGCAGTAATATCAGTTGCTCCGGGAACTGATAATGACTGTATTTTTTTCATTAAGATTTGTCTTTGTATTGCTTTTTGTTTTTTTTGTAAATTGTCTTCTTGATTTGGATTTTGTTGAGTATCTGGATTATCTACTGCTTCTTTAACTGATGTTTCATTTGGATTAATATCAATTTTATTTTTCCCTTTCATCACATCAATAATTTTTTTCTTTTCCTTTCCCTTTTCTTTTTTATTATCTTTTAAACCAAAATCATCAATTTCAATAATCAATCCCTGTTCGGTGAGCAATTCATCTCTCCAATTGGAATATTTTTCTCTAATATTTGACGTATTTCCTTTATATGGTCTTTTTACCGCATTGGCTTTATCAATTCTTTTGCTGAGTGGATTTTCTCCTCCTCGTCCAATAGTATGAAATTTTCCGGATAAAGTTTTACCAGCAACTGCAGTTGCTGTGGCTAAACGACCAACAGGAAATCCAAATGCGGTTGGTGCTTTATGTACAACACGTTTCGCTGGAACTGTTGATGTTGTTGATGCTTGTGCAGTTGGTTTTTGTCCGGTTGATACATTAGATCCCGGCCCTTTTGGTCTCATTGCTGCTGGTCCCGATGGTCCTTTTGGTCCAGAAGGTCCTTTTGGTCTCATTGCTGCTGGTCCCGATGGTCCAGAAGGTCCTTTGGGTCCAGAAGGTCTAGTTGCTGGCGCAGTTGCTTTTGGTGTAGATGCTGAACTTGAAGATCCAGTCCCAGGAGTTGCTGGTGCAGTTTTGTTTGCTTGTGGTGGTCTTCCTGGTGCCCCTGGTTCTTTCTTTTCTGGTTGTGCTTCTTTTGCTGCATTTGCTGCTGCATTTGCTTTTCTTTTTGCAAAAGCCAACTTTGTAAGATTAACTGCTGCACCAGCAACGCCAGCAGCAGCAGAACCTACATTTCCCATTGCTTTGGAATATGCAGTTCCTTCTTTATCTTGACTACTAATCTGTTGAGTTTTAATACCAGAAAGAGATGCTTTTGCTGCTGCTGCGTGTTGCTCTACTCCTTTTTTTCTTAATCTTTCAATTTGTGCTTTCTTTTGGTCTTCATATTTTTGCACTTTAAATTCATGTTGCCTATTTAAATATTGTGTATATTCAGATGCCTTTTTTTGTCTATACTTTTCTCTTTTTTCTTTACTTTGGAGAGATTTTGACATTGATGGGTCTGTATCGGCAAGTTTCTCTACTTCAATTCTACGTTGTTTCTGTATTCTTGATTCTGCTTCGGTAATGATTTCTTTCCAAGTCTTCATTTCATTTAAATTATTTTCTTTAATTGTTGGTGGTCTTCCTGCAGATTTTTTTTCTTTCTTATTTGGTTGATTTCTTTCTGCTTCTTTTGCCTCTGCATCTGCTTTTCTTTTTGCAAAATATGCTTTTGTGCCGTGAGTAGCCGCACCAGCAACGCCAGCAGCAGCAGATCCCACATTTCCCATTGCTTTAAAATATGCAGTCCCTTCTTTATCTTTACTAGAAATAGTTTGGGATTTAATTTTAGAAAGCAACATCTTTGCTTTTTCTATATGTTTTTTTATATATCTTTTCTTTATTCTTTCAATTTGTGCTTTCTTTTGTTCTTCGTGCTTTTTGATTTTATAATCAAGTTGCCTATTCAAATAATCTTGATATGAAGATAGTCCTTTTTTCTTTTCTTCGGTAATAATTTCTTTCCAAGTCTTCATTTTTTTACTTAGACCCACTATTTCTTTTAGTATTTATCTTTTTCTTTGGTACTGTTATTTTAATTTCAGTATCCGTATAAGGAACTACTGGTTGTCCGGGCGTCATTGATTGCGCGTGTGCTCTATAATCACAAGTTCCAATCTCTTGAACTTCTCTCAAATCTCTTAACCAACTCTTAAACATTACTCCATCTTCTGTCACACAGATAAGATGATTTGAACCTTTACGAAGTATTCTTCCAACCAATCCGGTATTTAAATTTTCAACGAATGCTCCCACCTCAAATAATCCATTTTTCTTATAGTTCCATCTCATTCCATTATAATCAAGTTCAGGCGCTATTTTCCATAATTCAGTATTTTCATTTACCTTCATAGACCTTTTTATAGTATTAAACATTTCTTTTCTTTCACTAACCTTCATAGTAGCGGGAAGGCCACTTGAAAACTTTTCAAAATCTCCCATAGCAGCAGCGGTTCTCATCATCGCAGAAGAACCAGCACCTCCAACATCACTATCTGGATCTTTCACACCAGCAGAAATTACCTGAATGGTATTGAATTGATATGCTTCTCCTTCGCCTTTGTGTGCTAAACTTTGAAACTCTCCAAGTCTATCTTGACCAACAACAATAACTACATCAGTATATCCATCACCATATAAAGATTCAAGAACATCAAATATTGTTTTCATCTTATCACTATCCACAATATATTCTGCATATTGTGGATACATTGATTGCATATAAGAAACTTTAAGTCTTACATTCAATGGATTTGTAGCATCATCCTGAATACGACTTGGGTATATGCGATATTCAAATTTTCTTCTGTTTGCCTGTGAATACCCTGCCCTTAAAAGTGCTTCGTGATTTTTGGATGGTGGATTGAATCTTCCCAATACAATTACTACACCATTTGGTTCTTGTTGCTCTTCCTGTGGTGCATTTTGAATCTGCTGTGGCGCAGTTTGTTGTGATGATGTTTGTGAAGTCCTTTGTTGTGTTTGTTGCTGCTGTTGTGCCCCGGCACCACCTTGACCAAAATATTGCAACTTTCCTCCCACAGTTTTTGCTACAAGATTTCCTTGATTATCGTAATAATCTCCATGGGCATCACTTTTAAGACCACGATTTCTTGCTTCCGTGGATGCGGCAGTAGTTCGTGCTTCTATTATGAACTGGGCAAAAGTCTTCATTTATATTGGTTTTTAGTTATTTATTCAATATAATTTTATATGAAATGAAGATGGTATTCTTGTTGGATTGACATTTCTTGCCCTCATCAAATCTTTAGCTAAATTTTCTGCCTCTTGAATGGTCATATTTTGTTGTCCTTTTTTTCTTGATTTTTTATGTAATCTTGCTCCAATTCTAGTAACCATTTTTTCATATTCTTTTCTATCTACAATTCCTCTACTAGTACAAGATTCCCAAAGATTGATTCTAATTTCATCTTGTTCTTTTTTTGTGCCTGCATTATCAATTGCAAAATTAATTTCAAGTTTATCTTGGGCGTTTTTATATACATCTTGCCTATTAGTGTTAAAATTCATTTCTTTATTGATCAAAGAAGGATCTGCATCTTCTGCTAATTTTTGTAAATAATCATAAGATGGATTTATTTTAGATCTTTTCGTTACTCCCAATAATGGATTTATAGAATCAACACTACTAATTATATCTTTTTTATTAAAATTATTTTCAATTGTTGATTTACGAATATCTATCAATTTTTTTAATGATTTTGAATTATATACAATTTTTTCTATTAATTTTTTTCCAGTTTGTCCTGCAGCAGCTGGAGTACCTTTGGTTTGAGATTTAAATGCATTAGCTTTATTATCATAAAAAACGTTATCTATTATTTTTTTAGATACTTTTTTTCCAGTTTCTGTTAAGAGAATATGTTCTACTTCTATATCAAATGAAAGTTTATCATTGATTTTATATTCGTTGGAGTCTATTGAATTTTTAATATTTGTAATTTTTTCTGGTGATTTTTTATATCTATATGGTTTTTCGGGAGAATTTATTAAACTAATATTTAAAGTGGAACTTCCAAAAGACACAGTATCTGGTTTTTTTAATGAAATTGGAGCTAAACTTTTATCTTTATATAATTTAAATATCAATTGATTAAGTCCATCAATGTCTTCTAATGCTAAATTTTTTATAATTTCTTTATTTTTTATATCATTTTTCATAACAGAAGTTTGAGATATATAACCCTGTATTTCTTCTAAACTATTTTGATTATAAAACCACAAATCACTTGGATTCCATCTTTCATCTTTATATGATGCAGAACTTCCAAAATAAATTTGTTTAAATTTTTGTAAAAATTGTGTTAGATTAGATATTTTTAAAAATTCACTTCCTCTTAAAAATACAAGTTTATTATTTCGTATAAATGCAGTTTTAGGATTTTTTGAAAAATTAATTGTTTGCTGTTTCAATGCATCATCCCATTTTCTCGTTTCAAAAAAGTTATAGATATCTATCGCACTTTTTTTACCAAGAATATCAATGTCAGTTTTTAAAGATTTCAATTCATTATATATTTCAAGTTTATTCAAAGCATCTTCCAACTTTCCGGATCTGCCAGGTGAAAGATAACAATCTTTCCAAAAAAAAGGATTAATTTCAATATTATTTAATTTAAAATCTTTTTTATTGTTTACTCTAGATTTTTTTGCAATTACATAATATATTGTAAAAAATGTCTCATTTGCTCTAGCTCCTGTTAATGCCATATAAAAAATCCCCCTCTTTCTTATATTTAGAAAGAGGGGGGATTAAATTATTCTTTTACTTGTTCTCCAAATTCTCCAATTTTTTCTTTACAGATTCTGGTGTTGCTTTCACGCGATACCGAACTTCATCTCTTCTGGAAAGTTCTGTAAGAATTTCAGCAGCAATGTCCCACAATTCCAAAGAATGTCTATGATTATATGGCCAAGTTGAAGTATTCATTAGATGTCTCCCACTTCACGATTTTCGCTGTAGTAAGCATCAAAATAACCTTCTGGATAACGCTTCATTAGCTTGTCAATATTGGTTTGAATTACTTCATCAAAAGAAACTTCAAGAGCAATACAGGCTTGGGCAACATACCACATCGTATCTCCAAGTTCTTTAATCAGGTGAGTACGGGTTTCGTCATTCCAAGGTTTT